AGAAGCCGCCAATTACGGCAGGGCTATGGTAATATTCACTGCTAATATTATAGAGGGAGCATTCTAATGAAACTAACAAAATCACAACTTAAACAAATTATCAAAGAAGAGTTAACTACTGTTACGGAAGAGACAGCTGCCGGAAGATATCGCAGACTTGGGACATGGGGAGACGTTGAGCCTAAAGATATGTATGCCCCAAATGAGGCAACGGAACTTCGCCTACTTTATAATGATTTTGTTGATCAACTTTCAGCGGATATCACACCGATGATGACGGAACTTGATCAGCAAATTAGAGATAAAATAGAACAAATTGAAATAAGATTAAATGAGCTTGCAAAATAATTCTTGACAAGCAAAATGCTTTGTGTTATAGTAACAAGAGAGGCAAAATAGGAGACCCATGAAGTTCGCCCATCTTGCGGATACGCATATCCGCAACTTAAAATACCACTATGAATATCGCTCAATATTTGAACAGATATACAAAAAACTGCGAGAAGAAAAAGTAGATTACATTATTCACTGTGGAGATCTCGCACATACAAAGACTCAGCTGAGTCCTGAATACTTTGAGATGGCGTCAAATTTTCTTAAGAATTTGGCGGATATAGCACCCACTTATATAATCCCTGGAAACCACGATGGGAACCTTAGAAATTCCAGTAGGCAGGATGCCATCACTCCTATCGTTGAGGCCCTAGAACACCCAAATCTGTGCCTCCTGAAGGATTCTGGTGAGACAGTGTTGAATGATGAATTCACTTTAAACATATTATCAGTATTTGATGAAGATGATTGGATCAAACCAACTGATATCGACAAAATTAACATCGCTCTCTATCACGGATCCATCTCCGGAGTAAAGACAGATCTTGGGTGGACAATGGAACATGGCGAAAATGATATATCAATTTTTGATGAATTTGATTTCGCTTTTCTTGGTGACATACATAAGACAAATCAGATATTAAATCGCGATGGAACCATTCGTTATCCTGGCTCAACAATTCAGCAAAATCATGGAGAGTCTAATGATAAAGGTTTGTTGATATGGGACATTCGTGATCAAAATGATTTTGACGTTGAGCATGTTTCTTTTATAAATCCAAAACCGTTTATTACAGTCAACCTTACACCAAAAGGAAGAATCCCGAACAAAACAAAAGTTCCCGAAGGCGGCCGCCTTCGTCTGGTTTCTAACAATAATCTTTCATTAGACGTATTAAAGAAATCTGTCGATGTAGCAAAGGCTAGATTTAAACCAGAAAGTGTAACATTTTTAAATAGAGCTTCTGGAGATAGGACAGATATCTCTGATTCAATTAATAATATATTTCAAGAAAATTTAAGAGACTCGGCAGTTCAGAAAAGTCTGATTAAGGATTATCTAAAGGACTATAATCCTACTGGCGATATATCAGAAAAGGTATTAGATTTGAATACGAAATATAGTTCCGTTGTAGAAGAGGACGAAGAGATCGCTAGAAATATCAACTGGAAACTTAAAAGCATTGAATGGGATAATTTATTTAATTATGGTGAGAAAAACAAGATTAATTTTGAGAATTTAAATGGAGTTGTCGGAATATTTGGAAAGAATTTTTCAGGAAAGTCGAGCGTTATTGACAGTTTACTATACACTGTGTACAACTCGACTTCTAAAAATAATCGTAAAAATCTTCATTTAATAAACCAAACAAAAGATAATTGTCGAGGAAAGGCAGAAATAACAGTCGGGCACAATGTCTACGAGATAGAAAGAATCTCAGAAAAATATGAAAAGAAACTTCATGGTAGTACAACAGTTGAGGCGAAGACGGATATTAATTTCTCGAAATATGATGAAGTCGTTGGAGAGAGTATTAGTTTAAACGGATTATCGAGAAATGATACTGATAAAAACATAAGAAAGATGTTTGGAACAATGGATGACTTTCTTTTCACATCGATGGCTTCTCAGCTTGGATCCCTTATGTTTATTAGCGAGGGCTCTACTAGAAGAAAGGAGATCCTTGCTAAATTTCTAGATCTTGAAATGTTTGAAAGAAAATTTAAACTAGCAAAAGACGACGCATCAGATCTGAGAGGGATGTTGAAAAGACTAGAAGGTACAGAATTTGATGAACAAATCAAGGAGGCAAATGAAAAACTTTTCGCAATTGAATGTGAAATTAAAAAGCAAGAAAATTCTTGCGACCAAATAACAGAAAATATAGATATATATCGAAGCAAGGTCGAAGAAGTTAATGAAAGAATAAATATTATTCCAGTTGAGATTATTAATATAGACGAAGTGGAAAAGTCTTTAGAAGAAAATGAAAAAGAAAAAGGTTTATTAGTTGGAAGAAATAATAAATTTTCTGAAAACATTAAAAACAACAACGGGCTTTTGAATAAAATAGAAAGTTTTCTAAACGACGATTTTGATATCGAGGACATTAAAAAAAATAAGTCTATTGTTGTTGAAAAACAAAACCAGCTAAACGCAATTTGTAACGATATAAAAATACATGAAACCAAACTAAAGGTTAAAGAAGGGAAGGCTTCGCTTCTAGAAGAAGTTCCTTGCGGAGAAGAGTTTTCTCATTGCCAATTCATTAAAGATGCTTACGGAGCACTAAAACAACTCGATGAAGTAAAGCGAGAGATTGAGGGCTTGCGAGGAGAAGAGGTAAAAACATCTTCTGAGATTCTTCAATTAAATCCAGAAAAAATCGAAGAACATATCCAAAAACATGATAAGCTCCTTGAAAGACAAAATATATTAAATTCTGAAAACTCTTCTTATGAGTTGGAGATTCAAAAAAATAAAACAAGAATTGTTGCATATAAAAAAGAAATTGAACAATTAAACGAAAAGATAGTAGAATATAACAAGAACAAAATGGCAATTGAAAATCTTGAAGCATTAAATTTTGAGAAAGATAACTTTTTGAGAGCTATAACAAAAGAAAAAAATACTTTATCAGAATGTCAAAGCCACCTTATTGAACTCTCCAAGGAGCATGGTTCAGTCGAGCAAGTTCTTAAAAACTTTGAAGACGACAAGCAGGAGCTTCATGATCTGCGCGCGGAGTATGCTGCTTATGATTTATTTATGAGATGCATGCATTCAAACGGAATTGCTTACGATATTATCAAAAAGCGTCTTCCAATCATCAATACAGAGGTGGCAAAAATATTGGTGAATATTGTTGATTTCGAAGTTTTCTTCGAGGCAGAAGATAAGAAGCTTGAAATCTTTATTAAACATCCCAAATTTGACGCGAGGCCAATTGAATTAGGTTCAGGTTCTGAAAAAACAATTGCAGCCATGGCCATCCGCCTGGCGCTACTGAACGTTTCCAGTCTTCCAAAGCCAGACTTGTTTATTCTTGACGAGCCAGCAACGGCTTTAGACGAAGAAAATATGGAAGGGTTTATTAGAATTTTAGATATGGTTAAATCATATTTTAAAACTGTTCTTCTTATTTCTCATTTGGACACTTTGAAAGATTGTGCAGATATGACCATTGAGATTGAGAAGAAAGGTAATTTTGCTTATGTTAATTATTAAGGAGGAAACATATAATGCAAGCAGCAACGCAGTTTATCAGCGATAGTATAGAAGAACTTTTACAGAAGGTTGCTAAGTTAGAAAGGGTTGCCGAATTAGCATCTCAATATAAAGAAATACATATTGATAAATTTGCTTCATATAATGAAAAAGAATATGTTCTTGAAAAACTTGGCGAGAGTCTAGAAGAATATGAGATGTTTTTAGAAAAATAAAACTAGATATAGTGTAGCGTTAAAGGAGAATTATTATGGCTAAAATGAAAGCTTTTATGGATAAGCACGTCGAAAGGTTTATAAGTAGAAAATTTTTGGCATGGATGACAGCAACTGGACTGGCCATTCATGGCTCGGTCACAAGTGATAATTGGGTCGCTGTCACGTTGGCATATATTGGCACACAGGCACTTGTTGATATGGCCACTGCTTGGAAGCACGGATTTAAAGAACAATGAGCTGGCTAGCCTTTAAGCTCTCTGTAGAAAAGAGCTGGCTTTGGTTAAAAACTTATTGGTATTTTCCAGTAGTTGTAATCTATACTCTTGTTCTTTGGCTTGTTTTTAGAAAAGATGGAGCGGCAGCTCTTGGAGTTCTAGAAATAAAGAGCGACAGTTATAAAAAACAAATTGATGTTCTCAATAGAGTACATGAGCAAGAAAAGAAAGAGAAAGAAAATTTAAATAAAGTTTTTAATGAAACAATTGAAAAAATTGAGGTAGAATTAAAGAAAAAGAATGAAACTCTCGATAAGGATAAGAAGAAAAGAGTTAAAGAGATCGTAGAGAAACATTCAAATGAACCAGAAGAACTGGCAAAGTTAGTTAAGGAGTCGTTTGGTTTTGAAATTGTTGAATAAAATAGTAGCAATTGTTTTGCTTGTAACTTTTCCAGTTCTAGCTTTTGCTGATGATGTTCCAAAAATCAAACCAATGAACCAAGGAGAAGTCGCTCCTTTTGCTGGCGTCCTTTTTAATTCTGCTGCAGTTGCGCAATCAGTTGCAGAGAAAGAATATAATTCTGAACAATGTAGGTTGAGAATTAATCACATGGAACAAAAAGAAAAGATAAAATGTGATCTTTTGGTTTCGACAGTGAAGGTTGAAGTTGACTTTTTGAAACAAAAATATGATTCAATTTTAAAAATTAAAGATGAGGAAAACAACAGGCTCCAGAAATTTGCTTTAGAGAGGCCAAACAAAAATTCTCATTGGTGGTTCGCTGGAGGGATTGTAGCAGGCATTGTTACATCAATTGCAATATTTTATGCGGCAGTAGAAATAAGGGAGAGCAATTAATATGTGTTTAATATGTGTTGAATATAATAAAAATAAACTAACTTTGGATGAAGCTTGGAGAAATCTTCACGAAATGTATGATGTCATTGGAGAGGAACACACATGGGAAGTAATTAGCAAACTTTGGGAAGAACAGATAAAGAAAGAAGAGGAAGAGGGAGACTAGAAGAGAATGGCGAGCAATATATCCAAATGGTCGCTTGGTAAGCTAAGAGGCTATATTTTAAAGTTCCTGCGAACTATGAATATCCACTTTCGCTTGGATGTGCCGGTCAACACTGCCGTCATTGGAATAGGTACAGATGAGGCAATCAAAGTGAATACAGATTCGACATGTGCTATGCATCTGCATTCTCGTGGCGGCGCAAATAACGATCCAGAACTTATCTTTTCAAATTATGATAACGATTTCGGTAACAACGATAACATGGGTATAATTTATTTTGCCGCCACCCCGAATCCGAAACCAGTTGGTTACAACGTCTCCGGCGGCTTCGATTTCGGAGCGAGTGTCTGGGCCGAAGGAGATGGAGATTGGGATGTAACTACTGATGTACCCGGTAAGCTAAACTTCTCGACTACTCCTGCCGGCACTAGTATGTTGACGCAGAGAATGACTATTAAGAGTGATGGTGACATTGGAATTGGCACACCTTACCCACAATCCATCACCAAACATGGGGTATCTCTTCATATCCATGGCGATGGCCCCAGGCCCGAATACGGCTTCGAAGCCGAATACGGAGGCGGCAACGGAGCCGGAGAATTAATTTTATCAGGCGAAGACCGTGATTTTGATATTGGGGATAGGCTTGGTTCTATTTATTTTGGCGGATACGATGGCAGCTGGGATTACGGCGCAGCGATAATAGCTGAACTTTCCGGAAATGCCATTGACGCCGGCAGCAATTTCCCAACAAATTTATATTTTCAGACTTGCGAGACCGGTTCTACTACATTGCGCACACGAATGTCTCTTAACCATTCGGGCGATCTTCGTCTTGGACGAAAAACCCAAGGAGCAGCAGTTGGATATATAATTGTTGGCTCTACTACATTAGATGATTTTACTAAACCGCCTTTCCCGAATAAAACATATAACAATACTGGTATTTTAAGAATTGAAGATAAGAGTGCATACGAAAAGACTTATATTTTTGATAACACATCTGGCGGAGATGCCACTGGAATCATCCGGGGCTCCGCCACCGCAACAATAACGGTTGATGATGGTGACGCCGTAACCGGTATGACTGAATGCGAGAAAATAACGATCACAAATACTAATGGTACAACAAGAGTGTATAGGCTCTGCGATGATACGCTTACCACTGTTGCGACTGGCGATGTGTTAGAAGCCTCAGATAACGCAACAGCGACAATAACCTTTACAGGCATACCCAGTAATGATGAGATTATCACCCTCAGATCAACTACCGGCATACATGTATCATATGTTAAAAAAACGTATCAAGATTTAACTGCAGACCCGCGCGAATTTGGTGGAGGTACTGCTGCTGCAGCGGCTACATCACTTAAAGCTTGTATCGATGAGCGAACGGATTTTATAGTGTCTGATAACGAGTCTGGAGTGCTGACTGTGACACAATACACGGCCGGCGGCAACGGCAACGGGCCGATGGTGAGTGGCCTCACCAACGTAACGGTCTCTGATTTCACTGGTGGTGGCTCCGATACTGGAGCCCTGAACCCCGGCACGCAAGACGACGGTGATATTGCGGTTTCGATCAATATCGCATCTTCAGAGGACACTCAAAGAGAGTTTCTCGTTCAACTTAAAGCCGCAATAGAACATGCCAACGGTCACAATGGGACGATCAATGTTTCTGCAGTTCCTGCAGAAGATGATGGGGAACAGTCAATAACTTTAACACAAGACAGTTATGGCACTGCAGGCAATACTGCTATTACTACCGATATAAGCCAGGTGACCGAAGGTGATTTTACCGGCGGAGAAGATCTCCGTGCGGCCATTGGCGGCAAAGTTGTTATCCAACTAAACGGGATGACCACTCCGGTGGAGATTGCTGCAGAAATAGAAACAGCAATAGAACATGTAAATGGCCATGGCGGCGTTGCAGGCGGCAGCAGCATTACTGTAAGTCGTTCTACCGCAACTTTAACTTTAACCCAGGAGGCCGGCGCCACAGGCAACGCCAATGAACTGGGAGACACTATATTTACAACTGTCACAGGATCTAGTGGAGCCGCCTTGGCCACCACTGGATTTTTTGGAGGTACAGATGCTATGTCAGCGACGAAATACGCTGCCAATTCCACATCTATTCATATTCATGGAGACGCCGGCGGCAACAGTTCTGGAGAATTAATTTTAACGAGTGAAGACACAGACTTCGATGCCGGTAATAATTATGGTGCTATTTTTTTTGGAGGAACCGAAGATGGTGACGTCTTCGACTTCGGTGCCGCAATAATAGGAGAGTGTGATGCCGCCGACTCCGCTCCAGGTTCTGATATGCCGGGGAGAATAAAGTTTATGACAACTCCCGATGGCTCTACTACGTTAACTGAACGAATGAAAATTGATTCAGCCGGCACCGTTAGAATTGGAACAGGTAAACACATCATTTCCGTAGATCAGGACATTAGATATGCTTACCCCGGTAACACCATGGTTATTGCTGAGTTGCCAGGAGTTAAAATTCCAGCAAATGCTATCATAACTAGTGTCGCCGCTGTTGTAAAAACTGCAAGTAATTTATCAACGCATCTTGTACACATTCAATTGTCTGCGACGTCTGGGACCAGTGCTGATACTGCTGTCTCTAGTGGAACTGAAATATTAGGAAACGGCGTCGCCGGTACCGACTCCACCGACAGCGCTAGCGCATCAGATATTGATTTAGTGAACGATCTGAAAGAAGTTTGGATATGCAGGGACACTGTAAGAAACGGCTCTTCAGATCAGTATGTATACATTTGTAATGCTGGTACAGGAAACGGCAACACTAATTCAACAGCCGGCACCTTAACAGTTATTATTGAGTATTATGGAATGGATTAATTCACTAAAATGAAAAGAGACCCAAACCACATAGCAGAAATAGAACGAGCCATAAGAAAAAAGTATGGCGACGAAACTGTACAACATCCTAAAAAAAATTGGGATGAAGAAAAAGAGAAAGAATATATTGAGCAAGTTAAAGAGCTGACAAGACGAGAACGCAAAAAAAGAGAGAAAGTTGAAAAGGTTGAAAAAGACGGCTTTTTAATTGGCAAAAAACTACTTACAAAGAGTAGTAGTAGGACTTGCCCTGTTTGTAGTGTTTACTCTTTCAATTCTAAGGATGATCTGTTCATGAGCAAATATGATTGTTGTTATGACTGTTATACCAATTATGTAGAGAGGAACCCTGAACGTTGGAAGTCTGGCTGGAGGCCTGATAAGTGAAAATCACCAAATCAAAATTAAAGCAGATTATTAAAGAAGCTATTGGTGATCCGCGAACCGAAGCGGAATCAACTGACTATCACTTGATGAAGCATCAACAATGGTTAACTCATCTGTTTGGCGAATATCGCAGACTTAATCAAGACGTGAATGATATAAGATTAGATCTTAATGATTTTATGAGCACTGGACAGAAGCCAAACAGGTTTGCAGAACCTGATGTTGTACGAGGCGCCGCTCGCTCATCCGAAAAAACCAATCCAGGCGGCCGCAACCCGTCTCTGGGCGAAATGAAAATTACAAAATCACAAATAAAACAAATTGTTAAAAAGGCTCTAAAGGAGATTAATTATGGCAAATAACGTATTAGATATTATTAGAGGCATTTCCCAAGCTGCGGCTAATGCTTATGACGGCGCTCATGATGAACGTTATGTACACAATGGTGAAGCAAAAAAGGTGGGACTGAGAAGGGAAGATGGGGACTCTGTTCTTGATGCGAGAATTATGGACGGTTTCAACGTTAAATATTATGGAAACAGTATTTGTGTTGAATATCATAGTGAGTGTAAATTAAAAGAAGTGCATGATAGAAATCGATTTGAGAACGACATTAATTCTAGAATCAACGATATCACCAAATATCTTAAAAAAGAATATAAGAGCGTTACAGGAAACCCTTTAAGTTTAACAAAGGAAGGCGAAGCAGACATTCTTGTTCAGCACATGAGCAACATTCGTAGTTGGGTCACAGCAAAACAATTTTATAAGGTAGGTGGCCTCACGGGAGTACTTGAATCAAATGCTGATTCTTCTTCCGAGGAGAGACTTAAAAAAATTACAAAAGATTGGCTTGCTTATAATAAGAATTTTGAAGTTGGCAAGGGCAAGAACCATGCCAAAAATGTAACGAGAAAGAAAGAGCAATAATGAGCCGTCACGATAATGAATGTCTTATCAATTAACAAAAAAAGAAATTACAAAAGAAATCCTTAAATGTGGAAAGGCCCCAGTTTACTTTATAAATAATTATTGCAAGATTTCTCATCCGATGAAAGGCCTAATCCCTTTCAAGCTTTACGATTATCAAGAGGGACTTATTGAAGATTTTAACGATTATCGTTTCAACATTATTCTGAAAGCAAGGCAACTTGGCATTTCAACAATTACAGCTGCTTATGTTGTATGGCTTATGATGTTTCATCGCAATAAAAATGTATTAGTTGTAGCAACTAAATATCATACAGCCGCCAATCTTGTTAAAAAAGTGAAATCTATTATTAAACATTTACCTCCATTCATTCAAATGGCGACAGTCGCTGTTGATAATAGAGCCAGTTTTGAATTAAGTAACGGATCTCAAATTAAAGCGTCTTCAACTTCTGGTGATGCTGGGCGTTCTGAAGCACTTTCTCTATTGGTGGTTGATGAGGCAGCACACGTTGAGGGGCTAGAGGATCTTTGGACCGGTCTTTATCCCACAATTTCAACTGGTGGCCGATGCATCGCTCTAAGTACTCCAAATGGTGTTGGAGGCTGGTTTTATAAAACATATATTGATGCCGAATCAAGAAGAAACGATTTTAATCCAACAAGGCTATTGTGGGACATCCATCCGGACCGCGATCAGATCTGGTATGAGAAAGAAACTAAGAATATGTCTTCGCGACAAATTTCACAAGAATTAGAATGTAGTTTTAATGCTTCCGGTGAGACTGTTATACATTCTGACGATATAAAATTTATTGAACAAAATATTAAAGAACCAAAGTATAGAACAGGTTTTGATAGGAACTTGTGGATTTGGGAAGAATACAGATCCGAAAACAGCTATATGATCACTGCAGATGTTGCTCGAGGCGATGGGAAAGATTATTCTGTTTTTCATGTTTTCAAATTAGAGACTGCAGAAATTGTCGCAGAATATCAAGGAAAGGTAACACCAGATGTTTTTTCAAACATACTTTTTGATGCCGGCAAAGAATATGGAAATTGTCTTCTAGTTGTCGAGAATAATTCAGTTGGCTTCGCGGTGTTGGAAAAACTTAAAGAGTCAAATTATCCAAATATTTACTACTCCATTAAGTCTACTCATGAGTATATTGATCAACTAACTGCAGAATATAAGTCGAATAGTGTAGCCGGATTTACAACTTCTTTAAAAACAAGGCCGATTATTGTTGCAAAAATGGAAGAGTTTGTAAGAAACAAACTAATTACAACGTATTCTTCTAGGCTGTACAATGAATTTAAAACTTTTATTTGGTACAATGGGAAAGCACAAGCAATGAGATCAGAAAATGATGACTTAATAATGTCTTTCGCAATTGGATGCTGGATTAAAGATACTGTTTTTGTAGAAAATAAGAAAAATATGGATCATCAGAAAGCATGCTTAACTTCCATGTATAAATCTGATAGTATTATGAATACAACCATTCCAGGAATGTCCGGACACAACCCGGTAAAAAATACAAAAGAAATTGAAAAGACGAAAGAATTTTTGTGGCTTCTCAAAGGATAATAATTTATGGCAGATAAAACTAATAACCCAAAAAATCCACAATCATCATTATTCAAAAGATTAACTAAACTATTATCTGGACCCATTGTTAACCGACGTACTCAAGCGCCGCGAAAAGAGAAAAGAAGAAATTTAGATAAATATAAGTTTCAGTCCGCAAGCGGTAAACAATTTAAAAAAACTGCATATGATCCATTTGAAAACTTAACACACAATATAATGTCCAATCAAAATCGTATTGAGAGATATGCTGATTTTGAACAGATGGAGTATGAGCCAATTATTGCCTCTGCTATGGATATTTATGCGGATGAAATGTCTACATCAAGTGATATTTCACCGCTGCTTAAGATTAAGTGTTCGAATGAAGAAATTAAGGGGCTTCTTGATAGTCTTTATCACCAAGTGATGAATATTGAATTTAATCTTTTCGGTTGGTGTCGTTCGATGTGCAAGTTTGGTGATTTTTTCTTATATATGGATATAGATGAAGAAATGGGAGTTCGAAGTCTTGTTGGTCTGCCACATGCTGAAATTGAAAGGCTGGAAGGTTTAGATCAAGATAATCCAAATTATGTTCAATATCAATGGAATTCTGGCGGAATAACTTTTGAGAATTGGCAGGTTGCACATTTTCGTATTCTTGGAAATGATAAATATGCCCCATACGGAACAAGTGTTTTAGAGCCAGCCAGAAGAATTTGGCGCCAACTGGTTCTTTTAGAAGATGCCATGATGGCTTACAGAATTGTCCGCGCACCTGAAAGAAGAGCGTTTTATATCGATGTTGGTAATATTGCACCAGAAGATGTCGAACAGTATATGCAAAAAATTATGACACAAATGAAACGTAATCAAATTGTTGATTCAAATACTGGTCGTGTTGATTTACGCTATAACCCTTTAAGTGTCGAAGAAGATTATTTTATTCCAGTTCGCGGAGAAACTGCAACAAAGATTGATTCAGTCGGCGGACAGACTCGTGCAAATGATATTGATGATGTAATATATCTGAAAGATAAATTATTTGCTGCTCTCAAGGTACCTCAAGCATATCTTTTCAGAGGCGAGGGTGCAGAAGAAGACAAAACAACTTTGGCACAGAAAGATATTCGTTTTGCTAGAACTATACAGAGACTACAAAGATCTGTTATTGCAGAATTAGAAAAAGTTGGGATTGTTCACCTGTTTACTCTTGGATATAGAGGTGCAGACTTGATTAACTTCAAACTTTCACTTAACAATCCCTCAAAGATTGCTGAACTTCAAGAGCTTGAAAACTGGAAAACTAAGTTTGATACGGCAGGCGGAGCAACAGAAGGTTTCTTCAGTAAGAGATGGGTCGCACAACATATCTTTAACATGTCTGATGAAGAGTTCCTTCGTAATCAACGTGAAATGTATTATGATCGCAAATTTGAGGCAGCTCTTGAAGCAGCTGCAGCTGGAGAAGAAGCTATGGGAGGCCTCGCCGGCGGCGAAGGCGAACTTGCTGCAGATCTTGAAGCTGGTGACTTAGGCGGTGAAGACCTTGGAGGCGAAGAACTTGAAGTTCCGGCCCCCGAAGAAGGGGAACTTGGTGGAGAAGAGGAGGCAGAAACAGCACTCTTACCAGCCAAACGCGATGAAGATTGGTACAAGACAACGGAAAAAGATATAATGGGACGCCCGAAAACTACGACATCTAAATCAAAAGGCAAGTGGTATGAACCTGTAGATCATGATAAACGATCTCGAGGAGCCAGGAAAAGACATTGGAAAAGCCAATATTCAGATGAAACAGGGAAAAACACAAAACGAAATGTGTACAAAGGATATGCAGATATACAAAGTTTAAGTAATTTAAGCTTGGGTCGAGGAGTGGTTTCTGAGGAACAGGATACTAATTATAATACCGAAGAAATTAAACTGTTTGAAGTCAATCAAGAAGTTAGAAATTTAATCACAGAGTTGGAGCAAAAAGATAATGAAACTAAAGCACAACAAAAAGCGTAATACTGCTTTTCTTTATGAAACTCTTACAAGAGAGTTAACAAGGTCTATCTTATCAAAAAATGTCGAGAGTAAGGAATCTTTAATCAAGATCATGAAAGAACACTTTGGCAAAGATAGTATTTTAATTAAAGAACTCAGATTATACAAGACATTGTATGAAACGTGCGGTGTTGAGCCATATGTGGCAGAAAAACTTATTCAAGAAGTCAAGAAGCAACATAAACAGTTGGATTCGAAAAAATTGTTTCAGGACCAAAGCGCGCTTATAAAAAAGATGAGCATGGTATCTAAATCTGTTTTTTCAAATTTTGTTCCAAATTACAAAAGCTTGGCAACAATTTGTCAAATATTTGATGAGGAATCTCCAATTAAAGAAAAGATTTTGTTAGAACAGAATGTTTTAAAAAGCTTAATTAAAAAAAATAACAAAGATGAACAACTGAAACCAATTGACAATTTGGTTTATAAATCTTTTGTTAAAAAATTTAATGAGAAATATGAAGGGAAACTGCTCCAAGAACAAAAGGATCTTCTGTCTAAATATATTTCTTCATTTTTGGACAACGGAATCGAGCTTAAGGTTTATTTGAACGAAGAGATCGGCAGACTTAAGAGCGTCATGGTGGAATCTTTGGAGCTAAAAGAAATACAAGAAGATCCCGAAATGGTGCAAAAAACAAAACAAGTTTTGAGCCTTGTTGAAGATTTCAAAAATGAACAGGTCAATAAGAGTATAGTAGAGAAAGTTTTGAAAATTCAAGACTTAGCAAGAGAGATTAAAAATTAATGCCAATTAATATTACAGTAAAAACACCCGACAAGCCACAAAGAATAATTTCTTTAAATGCTAGAAAGGCAATAAACGGGGATATCATGATTTTTGATCATAAAATTCTTGATATAGTTGTAATTGTAGAGAAGAAAAAAGTCGTTGCATTCGCAAAAGATTCTTTTGGCGATGAAATTTATAATTCTCAGGATCGGTTATTTGAATTTTTAAGAAAGAAGGGTATAATAGTTGCAGAGTCTGTTCAAGCCGGCAATGTTTACGGCTCCATGGAGGCCACCTTAAATAAACCTTCTGAAGAAGATGTAAGCTCAATTAACTCCGCCATATTATCTATTTACAATTTTTTGAATGAAGAACAAAAATATTATGATAGCGTATACGATGATTATGAGGATCAAGAAATTGACTACTTGACAGATCCTGAGGCAGAGGATTCAACTGAACTTGGCGAAGTCCCACACGAAGAAAAGAAAGGATCTCTTATTCCTGGATATGTTCGCGGCCCATATGGCATGACAACGTTTTATAGGTATTAATATGTCATTGATATATTTTATTCTTTGCGCATATGGTTTAACGCAAATTTTGGCGTATGGTTCAGTATTCGACAAAATAAGACCTAAACATCATTTTTTTCATTGCCCTATGTGTATAGGCTTCTGGTCTGGTATATTTTTAGTGGGAATAAACAGGTACACAGAACTATTTACATTCGATAGTAATATTATTAATTATTTTTTATTAGGGTGCTTAAGTTCTGGCACATCTTATATTTTATGCACACTATTTGGAGATAACGGAGTTAAACATGAATTTAAACATTTGGACAGATAATAAATGGATGCTACAACCTGTGAGAAGGTGTTGCAAGGGGGCCTGACATGTCAAAATTACTACTAAGAGAATATTATGAACTTTGTGAAGGCGGCGTTTGTCAAGACTTCCTAACTGAAGCCGAAAAGAAAATGGTCAAAGAAGGTCATGTATTCCTTAGTGGCATAATGCAAAGAGCCGATACAAGAAACGGTAATGGCCGTGTCTACCCTGGAGCCATTCTTGAAAGAGAAATGAACAATTATTCAAAACTTGTAAAAGAACGAAGAGCGCTTGGAGAATTGGATCATCCAGATGATTCAGTCATCAATCTTAGAAACGCCTCTCACCTTGTAACGGACGTTTGGTGGGATCAAGGAGCTGTAATGGGCAAGATTCAAGTTCTCAACACTCCATCGGGTCAAGTGTTAAAAGAACTAATTAATGCTGGAGTAAAACTTGGAATTTCTTCAAGAGGAATGGGGTCAGTTCATGAATCTAATGGAGACACCATGGTTGAGGATGATTTTCAACTGATTTGTTTTGATATGGTTTCAGAACCTTCAACAACCGGTGCTTATATGACACCAAAACAAATTAATGAAAATGCTATGAAAGGTGTATTTACAAAAGCAGATAAAATTAATCGCGCATTAAATAATATTTTAAGGAGAACAGGTAAATGAAAAAATCTGAACTCAAGAAAGTATTAAAACCTATAATTAAAGAATGTATAAGAGAAGCTCTTTTTGAAGAGGGTGTTTTGTCTGGTGTCGTTTCTGAAGTTGTCAAAGGCTTAGGCGTTAATCAACAAACGCTTGTTGAAAACAAACAAGACGATCATATAGAAACAATGCAGCTAGAAGAAAAACAAAACAGAAGCCAGAAATTACTCGAAACAAGAAAGAAGATGTTAGATGCTATTGGGCAGAATTCCTATAATGGAGTTGATTTGTTTGAAGGCACCACCGCCGTAGCCCAGGCCGGAGATCCAAATGCAAATTCACCTGCTCAGGGTCCATTAGCAGGAGTTCGACCTCATGATCCGGGTATTGATATTTCGTCACTTATGGGAAACTCCAGAGCTTGGAAGGCGATGATAAAATGAACAAAACAATCAATGTTGAAGTCACACCAAAGAAAAACGAACCTTTTGAAAGAATGCTGAAAAGGTTTATTAAAAAAATTAAAAAAGAGCGCATTATAGAAGAATTGCGCGAGAGAAAATATTATGAAAAGCCTTCAGAAATTAGACGTAAACTAGCAAAGAGAAAAAAAGCCACGCTAGATAAGTTGAAACATAAGGAAGAAACTAATTAATAAATGAATATGTGTTTTATATATCGAGGAGAATGTCATGCCCGTTAATTACCGGTCCGGAATCGGACACTCTGCAGCATATATGGTGTCAGGTCGACCATGGATTACCGGATCTGCGGATATAGGATCAGGAAACGAAGTTAGAGTTCGATTTCCAACAGTCGCAAAATCCGTTACAGTAATTGCTTCCGGGTCTGGCACAACTCCCAAACTTCGCTTACACTTTAACTCAAAAGACGGTACAAATGTCGAAGGTGGCTCCGCAAACGTAATTGCAGAAATGCACTTTATACAACTTGACGGAGATGAAGAAAGTTTTACATTCAATGTAAAGTGTAGAGAAATCTATATATCTGCTTTGAATGCAGGTTCAGGGTTTCAGCTTTATGCAGAACTAACCGAGATTCCAGCTGAAGACATGTACATGTTAACTGGTTCAGGCTTAACGGCTGTCGGCGGAGCGAATTCTTTCTAGAATTCATTATTTACTTAATTAGGAGAAACAAAGATGGGATTCGGAAAAGGTTCAGATTTTGGTACAAGCGATACCACGTCCACAATAATTACATCTGAAACAACTATCTCTGGTGCCGGCACCATTTCAGGTAAAAGTCTCAATGGCGAGGGTGCAGTTCTTTCTTCTGCAGCTGCTAGCAAGCCAAATGTCACTATAACGAACACCACCAATGATAGTAACGGCCCCGGGCTGACGCTCAAGAAAGATAGATCAGCTGGAACAGCCGCAGACGATGATAATATTGGAACAATAAGTTGGTATGGCGATAATGATGCTGGAGAGCAAGAAGAGTTTGCTAGAATCACTACTTTCATCAATGACGCCTCTAATGGAACAGAAAGGGGCAAACTCCGTATGAGCGTTGCTGAATACGATGGCACTGTTACAACTGGCTTTGAAATTCGTGGCGACAGCGATGACGGGGTTATTGATTGGACTCTTGGCGCCGGCGCAAATTCATTTGGAAACGTTACAGGAGATCTTGGACTAGGTCACGATGCAGCTGTAATGTATTTCGGCACCGATTCAGAGATCTCCGTAACACACGTTGCTGATACTGGCCTTGCAATTCGCGGTGAGCATGCAAACGGAACAAATCTCCGACTCAACAACGCTGCCGCTGATGGAGATCCAAGAGTAGAGTTTCAACTCGGAGGAACTACTAAATGGTCGGTAGGTTGCGAGGACGGGGACAGTGACAAATTCGTAATTGAAAACGGCAACGGTGCACTAGGCGCCGCACCCGCTTTGGAAATTACCTCCGGAGGTGAGGTTAACATAGATTCCCCCGGTGTCAAGCTCGCAAAAGGTACAACAAACAATACTTTAAATTTCGGTACCGACAACAACAACGGTGGCGCGTTTAACTCCACCACCGGCGCAATGGGAAATGTACGAGCTGGCACAGTAGTTGGCTCCATCAACGCCACCGCATTGGGCGCAGATGGCGCAGCGTATGGAAACGTCGCGTGCGCTGGAATTTTGGCTACTGATACCATTATCGCTTCTTCCACTGGGGGCTTTCTTATCAATGTAACCATGGTACAAAACGGCGGCTTCTTCTTCACGGCCGTGAATTATACCGGCGGCGAGGTTGGCACCGGCAACGACATTACTTTTAATTGGGTAGCGATATAGATTATTGAAGATTTGCAAGAAAAAATTGAGAAAATTGGAATAACAATATAAAATGTCATTTACTGCTCGAACACACTATTTATTTATGCATAATTCTTAGGAGTAGATTAGATGTCTGATATGTTAGAACAAGCTATTGTTGATGCAGAAGCATTAAAAGATGCTGCGTTGAAAAATGCAGAAAAAATGATCGTCGAGAAATATTCGGGCGAGATCAAAGAAGCCGTCAAGACCATCCTGGAACAACCGGAAGAAGATCTAGACCTTGATGACGAGGAAGAAGAAGAGGAAATTCCAAAGCTTCCAAGAGCTGATCTAGATGGAGAAGATATTGAAGGGGTGGCAACGTCGGAAGATGGCAAGATCGAAGTAGATCTTGGAAAGCTGGCAGAAGAGCTGGCAGAAGAAGAGGAAGAAGAGGAAGTCGACGCAGCTGACATGGTTGATAGAGAAGAAGAAGTCGCTCCAGAGCTAAAAGATTCAGAAGAAGAGCTTGAAGAAGGCGAAGAATTTGAATTAGATGAAGAAGCTTTAATGGGCATTCTTGAAAAATTAACAGTTGATGTTAAGCCCGTACCGACAGGTCAGGCTGGAGGCGCATCAAATCAAACTCTTCAAAATGAGCTGGAAGATATCCTTTTGGCCCAGGGCGGCGAAAAAGAGGACGCGGATTATGTTTTAAAGAAGTCCGACGATAAACCCGTTCCCACAGCCAGAGAAAAAGAACTTGAAAAAAAGGTTGAGTCTTTAACCTTAAAGGGTAATAAACTCTTTGAACAAAATAAGAAATATAAAGAATTGCTTTTGTATTCGAAAGACAAACTTCATGAAGTTAATCTTTCGAATGCAAGGCTTTTATACACGAATCGTGTTTTGGGCAGTACCTCCCTGAATGAGCGACAAAAAACTAAAATTGTCGAAGCCTTGTCTAATGCCGGTTCAGTTGAAGAAGCGAAAGTCATTTTCGAAACACTTCAAAGTACAGTGGGTAGTGAGCGTAAGCGAACTCCGCAATCACTGAACGAAGCTGTGAGACGCTCTTCAACAACTTTGCCTAAACGACAAAAGGCAAATACTTCAAATCCGGTACAAGATCGATGGAAAGTTCTTGCCGGCATTTCGTAAAACTTTAAAGGAGGATTTTAATATGTCTGTTTTACAAAAACTAACTGAAGGCATCGTTGATAGAGATCTCCAAAAGGAAGGTACTGCTCTACTTGATAAGTGGGAAAAAACTGGACTTTTGGAAGGTATCGGAAACGATCAAAAAAAGAGCACGATGGCTCGTCTTCTAGAGAACCAAGCCCGTGAGCTTCTTCGTGAAGCTTCAACCATGGCTGGTGCTGATGTAGAAGGCTTCGCTGCTGTTGCTTTTCCAATCGTCCGCCGTGTATTCGGTGGATTAATTGCTAATGACCTTGTGTCGGTACAGCCCATGAGCTTACCCTCAGGTCTTATCTTCTTCTTGGATTTCCAGACTCTATCTGCTAAGCTAGGTCAGGAAGCCGAGGAATCACTTTATGGTGGTGGTAAGGTTGGCCAACAGATTACTGGTGGTATCAATCTTACTGATCCTACTGGTGAAGAAGGTTTCTATAACCTTAACCAAGGTTATGCTTCTCCAACTGGTAGTGTCGCGACCACCCTAACCATTGTTGCTTCAGGTACCGCTGGTGCCGATAATGCAACGGGTACAACTGCTTATAAAAATAAGGGTGAGCAACTTATTAGATTCGATCCGGATCTTTCAGGTTCTGCTTATTGTGTTGGCACTGTTGCACTTAGCGCTTTTGATCAGCTTAATCTGAAGAACCTTGTAGCTATTCAAGATACTGGTTCAATTGGACCTCAGGGAGATCTCACCGAGTTAGATGGTGTACATGTACGCCGCCTCACTCGACTTGACATCACGGAGACTGTAGGTGCAGAAACAAAGCTTATGGTAGTATATGCTGCCACTGGTACTGTTACCGCTGTTTCACTTAGTGAGTCACTTTGTCTTTCCGGTATTGCTCATAGAGGGTTCAATCATCCTCTAACTGATGACTTTGGTGGCACTGGTGCTGCTTCTTCAGGTAATGCACTTGGTGTTGTTGTTGGTCAAAGCTCTTGGGGCCTTGAAAATCAGACAGCAATTCCTGAAATCGACATCAAAGTCGACAGTGTGTCTGTCACGGCAATCACCAAGAAGCTTAAGGCTAAGTGGTCTCCAGAACTTGGTCAGGATCTAAATGCCTACCATAATCTGGATGCCGAGGTCGAGCTTACCGGTATCCTTTCAGAGCAGATTGCTCTTGAAATTGACCGTGAGATCCTTGAGGATCTTATTAAGGGTGCTACTGCTAGCACTCAGTACTGGTCTCGACGCCCAGGCAAGTTTGTTAACCGCGCAAGCGGCCAAGCAATTGCTGGCGGTTCCGCCAACGAGGACTTGCTTGGTGCTGACTTTACCGGTACTGTGTCTGAATGGTATGAGACTCTTGTCGAAACCATTAATGATGTATCTGCTCAGATTCATCGTAAGACCCTTCGCGGCGGTGCCAACTTTATCGTTTGTGGTCCTGAGGTTGCTAATATCCTCGAGTTCACTTCCGGTTTCCGTGCCGATGTCACTGGTGACACTGAAAGAGGCACAGTTGGGACTGTTAAGACTGGTGCTCTTAGCAAGAAATGGGATGTATACGTCGATCCCTACTTCCCCAGGAACGTTGTTCTTGTTGGTCGTAAGGGAGGCTCTTTCCTTGAAAGCGGCTTTGTATATGCCCCGTATGTACCTCTCCAGGTAACGCCTACTATCTTTGGTATCGAAGACTTCGTGCCCCGTAAGGGTGTCATGACTCGCTACGCCAAGAAGATGGTACGTCCTGATATGTACGGTCTTGTAGTCGTGAGAGACTTGCTAGGTTAATTTTTAGCCTTTCTTTCGCTTTTAATTGGAAAACCCCAGTTTGGCTTCGGTTGGACTGGGGTTTTCCTTTTTCTAAAACTAATTAGTGTGTGTAGGAGACTCTAATGAATGGCTCACAAACAACCAACTCTCACGCCAGCGAGCACCACCAGCGCAATCAGGCTGCCGGCAACAGGAACCACCTCGCATGTGTCCACTGTTGTACCCTTTGGGATATATACAGGATCGGTTGATTTTCTATCGGGTGCCGCCGATCAAGTTGCTTATACTTACAAAAAACTTGGTGGAGATGTTGTAGATATTGAATTATCTTCGTCAAATGTTTATGCAGCTTATGAAGAGTCTGTTCTGGAATATTCATATATTGTTAATGTTCATCAGGCCAAAAATATTCTTGGAAGTGTGTTAGGTGACACAACAGGAACATTTAACCATAGAGGCAATCTTAAAGATGGGCCACTTTCAGCCAGCTTGTCAACTGGCTCTGTTGTTGGTGGAGAATTCGTTCATGCAAAAGCAGGTGTAGGGTTAAAATATCCAAAAGTTGAATTTAGTTATGCCCGCAGATTTGCCCATGGAGCTTCTGCGGAAGTGGGCGTCGGAGGATATAAAAATGAATATTCGGCATCGTTTGATACTGAAGAAGACGTACAAGATTACGACTTACAAACAATGATTTCATCCTCCGCTCTTACATCTAGTTATCCGCATTTCAACAAAGTTGGTAATAAGAGAATTAACATTACTCAAGTTTATTATAAAACTCCGCAAGCAATGTGGAGATTTTATGGTTATTATGGCGGCCTTAATACTGTTGGGAATCTTCAAAATTATGGCCAATGGGCAGATGATTCACAATTTCAAATTATTCCAGTCTGGCAAAATAAATTACAAGCAAAGGCTTTTGAGAGTGCGATGTGGACTAGAACTTCTCATCATTCATATGAAATAAAAAATAATAAACTTAGAATATTCCCACACACAACTCCAGTAGCACCAACTAAGATGTGGATTAAGTTTACAGTTGAAGAAGATGCCTGGAAAGAAGAATCAGATAAGATGGTCGGTACAGATGGAATTAATAACATGAACACAATTCCATTTGGAAATCTACCATATGAAAGTATAAACTCTATTGGAAAACAGTGGATTAGAAGGTTTGCCCTGGCTCTGACAAAAGAAGTGCTAGGTCAAGTTAGGGGAAAGTTCTCAACAATCCCAATACCAGGAGAAACCGTGACGCTCAATCATTCTGAACTATTGAGTCAAGCGAAAGAAGAGAAAACTTCTTTGAGAGAAGAGTTACAAAAGACATTAGACGAGTTGACTTATGCTAAACTATCAGAGCAAAATGGAGCAATAGCAGACTCAGTTAGAAAAACACAGCAAGCAGTTCCATTATCAGTTTACGTGGGGTGATAAAAAATGTCTACTAAATGGTCACAACCAACCGCTCCGCCACCACCTCTGTTCGTTGGGAAAAAAGAAAGAGATTTTGTTAAACAGGTAAATGACGAACTAATTGAGAGAGTTATAGGACAACAAATTGTATATTACCCAATAAGCGTCCAACATACAAATTTTCACTCTTTATATGGTGAGGCAATAAATAAAACATTTTTACCCCCAGTGCGTGTTTTTGCCTTGATTAATTGGGAAGGCCTAGAGACTGAGTGGACAAATGATATCGGATTGGACAAGAAAAGTTCTATCACTGCACATTTCCATAAAAGAAGACTGACAGAGGACCAAGATTTATTTGTTCGTGTTGGTGATTTTGTTCTGTATGGTGATATTTATTATGAGATTGTAACTTTGAGTGAGCCAAAACAGTTGTTCGGGCAAATCGACCACAGATTAGAAGTTGCAGCCAAATGTATAAGAGCACGCGAGGGATTGTTCGATGCCGATTAGTTTAACTACAGGTTTGGAATTATCGCTAACTGGATCGACTACTTCTAAAGTGGTAGAAGAGATTCATTTCATGCCATCAACTCTAGAAACAATTGATAGAGCGCTCTTTTCTTTTATAGATGAGAAAATGAATATTTACTCAACAACAAACAAGGGATGGAAAAAAACTCCAGTCATTTGGCTGTCTGCAGAAAGAGCCCATCAAATAAAAAACGATAAAGATTTAAGAGATTTATCCGGCTCTTTTGTACTTCCTGCTATCACAGTTACGAGAACATCTGTTACAAAGGATCCAACTAAAAAAGGAATATTTTGGGCCCCCACTCCTCCGGTCCCTGATGCAAAAGGAGGATCATTAACAATTTCAAGAATTATTAATCAGGACAAGACACAGAATTTTGCCAATGCAGCTGCCTCGAGAAACCCCGTTATTGGCTCAGCTGACAGGAGAGATCAAAATCGGCCGAGATCTAACACAAAAGTAGTTTATAGCATTGCCTCCATTCCTATGCCTGTATACCTTAGTTTAAAATACACAATAACATTAAGAACAGAATATCAACAACAAATGAATGAGTTACTTACGCCCTTTGTTACAAGCCCCGGGGGAATTAATTATGTTAGTTTGACAAGAGATGGCCATCTATATGAAGCCATGATACAGCAGGATTTCACACAAGACCATAATGTAACTTCGGCAGCAGCAGAAGAAAGAAAATATCAAACAAAAGTGACTATTGATGTTTTGGGCTATATTGTTGGGGAAGGAGATAATCAAAAAAATCCAAAAATCATTATTAGAGAAAACGCGGTAGAAGTTAAAATACCTCGTGAAAGAGTAATATCTAGAGCTGAAATGGAACATTTAGGTAAAGAGGGATTTTATCGTTCATAATTTTGGATTTTAAGAAAGTGAACAACTATTTATTAGAGAAATAATCATTTTCATTTTATAGGAGAACATGGAATATGTCAGCTAAAAAATTTAATTTTGTCTCGCCCGGAATATTTTTAAACGAGATCGATAATTCGAACATTGATAAACAGTCCGATGCCGTTGGACCTGTTGTCGTTGGTCGATTGAAAAAGGGACCAGCCATGCGGCCGGTCAAGGTTCAATCATATGCAGATTTTGTTGAGACATTTGGTACCCCCGAAGCGGGTGGAAGAGGTGGAGATGTTTGGAGAAATGGAAATACTACAGCCCCTACGTATGCCGCATATGCAGCGCAAGCATGGTTGAGAAACAGTGCTCCTATAACAGTTGTTAGGTTGCTCGGAGAACAACATTCAAATGCTGTCTCAGCCGGTAAAGCTGGTTGGGATTCAGGCGATGTTAAAGAAGATGTTGACGGCGGCGCCTACGGATTGTTTTTATTCAATACAGCACACACTGGCGGTCACAACAGTGCTGCACCAGCAACTGGTGTTTTGGCTGCGGTATTCTATAATAAAGGGGGAGCTAACACTGTGGGTCTGACAGCTTCAGCGGGTTCATCCTTCGCCCATGATACAACTTTGGGAGGCGAGGTTGGTCTTGGCACAGGCACCGCGACCATGATCTCAGCTTCTAGCGGTTACTTCTATATGAAAATTAGTTCTTCGCTAAATGCTGATAGAAGGTATAAATTCAATTTCGACAGAAATGGCGATTTTTATATTAGAAAAGTATTCAATACTAATCCTACTTTGACTAACACAACTGTTACGGCAACAGGAAGTAGGGAGTATTACTGGTTGGGTGAGACCTATGATAGATTTATCGAAGGTTGTGATACTGTTGGAAACAATCCTTTAACTGGTTCTTCAACTTTTGATGCAGCCATGCTCATCGGCCTCCGTGACGCCGTTACTCAGACAGATTGGGCTGATCGTAATTTTGCAGCCAAGAACTCAAAAACTGGATGGTTTGTTTCCCAGGATCTTGGAAACGCCGAAACTTTTGATGCGACACAAATGCAAAAGCTTTTCAGATTGCTTTCGCGTGACTCTGGCGAATGGAACCAGAACAATCTCAAAGTTTCAATTATGGATATTAAGCCGTCCAGCAACAATTTGGACGACTATGGTTCTTTCACTGTGGCAATTCGTAAGTTATCTGACCAGGATAATGCTCCGGTATATATTGAAAGATTTACAGGTTGTACATTGAATCCAAATTCTGAAAATTACGTTGCAAGAAAAATTGGAGACAGGTATACAACTTGGAATGAGACTGAAAAAAGATATAAGTATCATGGAAGGTTTGATAATGCTTCAAGATATATAAGAGCTGATATGAATGTTGATGTTGACAAAGGCTCAACGGATGCACGTTATCTTCCATTTGGTTTTTATGGACCGAGAAAAATTAAAGATACTACTGCCCTATCGGGCGCCACGAGTAATCTTGCCGCCGGCGATACATTTACTAGTGGTGGTTACAAGCATGCTCTTGGAACAACCTTTAATGGTTATCACTTCACGGCTAGCTTCACGCAAGTCAAAAATGGAGCGACGACAGATAATGTCAGCGGCACGCTAAACATCACTGCATCTTTCCACTTCCCGACAATTGCTCTTCGACACGATGGGCTTCAAGGCAATGTAAACTCTCCGCAAACTGCTTTCTGGGGCGTTGACCTAAATGAGAGTGGTAGTGTAAGATTTGATAAGAGTAATCTTGATATTCTTCGAGTTCTTCCTGCTGAAGTTGAAGGCGCCGGAACACATGATGAAGATTCATATGTCTTTACTCTTGATCATCTTTCTTCTAGTAACGATGGCAAGGGGGCTTATTATCAGTCAGGTAGTCGATTTAATGGAGTAAATGGCCCCGGGACCTCGGCTGCCAGCCAATCAATAACAGGAAGAGATGGTTGGTCCAGCATGCTCGAGAACCAGAAATACAACAGATTTACCACTGTTATGTGGGGAGGTCATGATGGTTTAAATGTCACCGAAAGAGAGCCGTTTAGAAATTCATTGATAAGCGGAAAGACAGAAATTAACAATTATGCTCATTACTCGATCAAGAAAGCGATTGATACGCTTGCGGATCCAGAGCAGGCTGAATTTAATTTGGCTCTTATACCGGGCCTCACCGACACGACTTTGACTGAGCATTTGATTAGGACATGTGAAAATCGCGCTGACGCTCTTGCAATCATCGACCTCCCGGACGATTATACACCCGGCACAGAAAACACTAGTGATGATTCTGAAAACGTGGGAACTGTTTCCGGTGCGGTTTCGAATCTTAGAGGACGCGGGCTTAATACAAGCTATGGGTGTGCTTACTACCCATGGGTTCTCGGAAGAGACACCGAATCAAACTCAATCGTTTGGCTTCCGCCGTCAGTTGCAGCTTTGGGTACTATGGCCCACAGTGAAAGACAACAGGCTCTTTGGTTTGCTCCTGCAGGCTTTACAAGAGGCGGGATTACTAATGGCGCAGCCGGCATTCCAATTATTGGAGTACGACAAGTGCTTTCTTCTAGAGATAGAGATCGACTTTATGATGCGAATATCAATCCAATTGCGACGTTCCCGAATGAAGGAATCGTAGTGTTTGGCCAAAAGACGCTTCAGGTGACAAGATCCGCTCTGGACAGAATTAATGTTCGCAGATTGTTAATTCATGTGAAGAAGGAAATGTCTAGAATTGCTGCAACAACTCTATTCGAGCCGAACATCGAGTTGACTTGGACCCGATTCAAGTCGCGCGCTGATGACTTCCTTGAAGGAGTTAGATCAGGCTTTGGTTTGGATGATTACAAGGTTGTTCTCGACAAATCAACAACGACCGATGAGCTTATCGATAGAAATATCATGTACGCTAAGATTTTCCTTAAGCCTACGAAAGCTATCGAATTTATTGCTTTGGATTTCATCGTTACAGACTCTGGAGCTTCGTTCGAGGATTGATAAAAATTAACAAACATTTTAATTTATCTTACTATTTAATATTGAAAGGGAGAACATAAATTATGCCAACAAAATTCTGGACAGATTCCAATCTGGAGCCAAAAAGACAACATAGATGGAATTTGTTTATTCCGTCGCGACATCTAAGTTTTTATGTAACAAAAACAACAAAACCATCATTTGATATCAAGGAAACTGAGCATAAATATTTTGGACACTCTTTCTGGTTTCCTGGGCATTTTACATGGAAGTCAGTTGCAATGACTCTTGTTGATCCTTTTGGCGCCAATGGTACTAGCGGGCAATTAATGAGAGTTTTGCTTGATTCTGGATATTCTCGTCCAACTCAGCCAACCCCAGTGACTCTTTCTAAAAAGGAAGCAGTCGCAGCTCTCGGCGGCGGCGTCACCTTGAAACAATATACGACTGAAGCCAACGGCCAAGCCCTCGTGGGCGAAACCTGGGATTTGAAGACACCTTGGATTCAATCTGTTAACTTTGGCAGCCTAGATTATAACAGCGATGCCATGGTAACTGTTGACGTAACAATTCGTTATGACTATGCCATACATTCAAATCAAGTTTAACATCAAATTATAATAATGGTATAATACTCCATACACATAAGAGGTTAGTATGTCACAAAGAAATAATGAGGAACGCCTGGGAGCCAAAGTGGACTCACCAGCGCCTCCTCCACAACAACTCAATAACTCATCAAACGAACCGTTTTCGTTTGTAACCCCAACAGAGTTTGTTGAACTACCATCAAGAGGTGTATTTTATCCACCCAACCATCCGTTGCATAACGTGGAGTCCGTGGAAATAAGGTACATGACGGCAAAAGATGAAGATATTCTGACTTCCCGTTCTCTTCTTAAAAAGGGGATTGCTATTGACCGCCTGTTAGACAATCTTCTTGTCGACAAAAATGTCCGATCCAACAATATCCTGATCGGAGATAAAAATGCTTTAATTATTGCAGCTCGATCCACTGGATATGGAAATGGTTACGAAACAAAAGTGATGTGTCCTGTTTGTTATACAAATGTTGAA